TACCTTCCACCCGTTGCTGGGGTCTATGGTTCCCTTCTCCATAAAGTTAGCCAACTCAAAGTATTCAGCTTTAGGAAGGAACCCCAGTAACCAGCATAGGGAGTAGTCATTCTTGACCCGTGTAAAGACGTACACATCACATAGCTGTCGAGTGTTTAGTTTAGCTATGCTGCATTCGTAATGTAGCAAAGGTTTAACGTTGGTCCTCTTAGACTTAACGTCAATCTTTAGCTCATTGAATATTATATCGTATTGGTAAGTGTTGTCAAGACCTTGATCTATGCTCCCCGTCAAGTACTTTAGGACACTGAACTCCCCTACGAACCCCGCTAAGTTGCTGCGCCCTCCCGTGAAGGAATTAGGCAGCTTACCCATCTCCAATGCTGAGGCTTGTGCTGCACTAAGCAAGTCCGGAGTTACCTCCATCTCGATAATGTCTTCTGGTTCTTTAATCATCGCTAAACCTCTTTGGTTATGTAATCTACCGTTGTTTTGACAATCTTGCTGCTTTTATCCTCTTTACGTACAGCCTTAAAGTGCGCAACTTCCGCGTCAATAAGGTAAATAACTTCCTCTCTTGTTTCGTAGGGGCCTGCGTCCATATGGATAGCCCTTAGGTCTGTGTATAAAGGCCGCCACATAAGACTCCTTTTTTCAACCTTATAGAAAACAGTACCGTTGGCTTGCTCATATCTTGTAATTCTAAATTTCATCACTTGCCGCCTCCAATTAGGTCTTTAATAGCGTTTCTTAGTATGATCTCTTCAGTCTCAAGTCGCTCAATCTCATCCTTCTGCTCGTTGAGTTTGTGCAGCACGTCCGTCCTAAGCATCCTTTTACCTGTATGATCATAGAAATGATGTTCTTCTAGAATCTGTATTAAAGTAAATTTACCCATTACTCACCCACCTCATCCAAAATCTCTTTCTCGACAATTCGTAAAACTCCGATTGCCAAGGCCAGTGGTATCTTTTCTGCATATTTGTAAATTACGTCCGATATCTCCGAACCCATTTCTCCAGCTATTTGAGCGTGAGACTTGCTGGAAAAAGCCATAAACTTTTTAAGATCACTCATTTATTTGTCTCCTCTTCTTGTTCTTGTACTGTAGGTGGGGCTGGTAGTGGTTGCCAGTGAGTTGCGTCCATCACCGGCTCCAATGTTACGGACTCGTTAAAATAGGCCCCATCAAACCAGCCCGCCTCAACAGTTATTTGAGTGCTAAAGAAAAGAACGTCCGATGAATACTCCGGCAACCGCTCATCAACGCTTACCCACTTGCTTGCCTTCTTTAACCGCTCAATCTCAACCTTAAGCTCTTTAGTCAACTTTAAAGTAGAAAGTAGGTGAGTGTTCTGACGTACTACTTGATCCGTCAGACGCTCAATCTCAGCTTTTTGATAATCCCACTCTCTTCTTGAGACTGAAACATCATAGCTTTCATTATTAGGTTGCCGTGTAGATCCTAACCAGTCAACGTCAAAATCACTCATTACTTGTCTCCCCAAAGTGCCGCGTTTTTCGTTGTTGTGTCTAGTTGTATGTATTCTCGGTCTCGAATATCAATATAAACAGACCCCTGCAATATCTTAAACCTTGCCCTTAACCTCTCAATCTCTGCCTCTAACTTATGCAACTCTGCGGCAGAATAAAGTGGAACAGTCCAGCCTTTGTCGAGGTGCCTCATTTCGACCGAATATGCCTCAACGAAACACTCGCTTGTAAGCAGTCGATCAAGATCGCACTGATAAACGTGTGCTGTAGGTTCTTGGTCACTCATCAATTGCCTCCTGCATCTACAAATGCGTCATGAAAAATAGACCCAGCGCAGATCGCTTTGTCTACGTCGAGATAGTCTGCGGCCTCTTTGAATATTGCCTTAAACAGCTCAATTTCAGCCGCTGCTTCACGCATTAGATATTGACCGTTATAGCCGAGGTCAGGTATGTCTTTTGGGTACTGCCTTAAAGCGTCAACTAACGGCGCTGTCTTATAATCAAAATCCATAATCATTCCCACCTTTATTGTTTAGCTGCAAAGCATCCGGAGTTTCCACTTCCACCATACGCCCTGTGTAAGTATCGTACTTAAGGTAACAGGCTATCCCTGTGTCCCCTGCAAACCTGTTCTTGTCCACAACCACCGAAGTGGTGTTAGCTAACTCAGGGTCCGTACTATGCTTGTCCCGCTCCAGAAAGATCACAGCGTCGGCAAGCTTAGCTATCCCCTTGGACCCCCTTAATGATCTACCTTCACTGACGTGACTCACTAAGTGTAGGCATATATCACATTCCTGAGCCAAGACTGTAAGCTGTGTAACTAGCTCATCAATCCCCGACCAATCCCCGCTGGCCCCTGAGACACTACTGAGGGCTATGTGTAGGTGATCTAAGACGATGGTTCTACAGCCTAAGGCTTTGGACATATAACGTATTCTAGACTTTAGATTGTTTATGTCATTGCCCCAACCTTTGTGGTCCAAGAGGATGAACCTATCGTCCGCTGAAGCCTTACGCCAGTACTCAAGAAGCTCTTCCTCGGGGGTCTCCTTTAGATGCTTGTGTAGAGGTCTTCCGGCATGAAAGGACATCCAACCGACCATAGACTTAGCCACTGACTCCTCAAGCATTAAGCACCCTACAAACTGATCTGTAGTTGTGACTAAATGGTGGATGATCTCCCTCATTACTTGGCTCTTACCTACGCCAGTCTCTGCGGCCCATACGTTGACTTCTCCGGACCGTTGACCTAAGAGCTTCCCCTCTAATCCGGCCCAAGGGTAAGAGACGCTGGGTGTATTCTTATAGTCCAGAACGGCTTGCCAAGTCTCACTGGCGTGCACTATGCCTTGAGGCAGGTAGCTCTTAGCGTCCCACCAAGCTTGAGTAAAGAGTCTGACTTGGTTCTTCTTAAGCATGTCTCCGGCGTCCTTCTCCGGAAGGTTACATACCTTTAATTTATTGGGGCTGAATAGATCCTTTACGGAGTCTACGGCGTCCTTCCCAGCTTTGTCCATATCGAAGCTTAGGACTACATTGTCGTACCCTTCTAAGAACTCCAACTGTTCTTTAATCTCTTTGTTTGCAGCGTTGGAGCCTTGACGTAAGGACACTACGTCCCACTTCCTCTCAAACATCTCTGCAACGGCTAAGCAGTCAAGTTCCCCTTCCGTGATTGTAATGAACTTGCCCTTCCCTGAGCATGTATCCTGACCGAACAAGCCAAGGTTATCTGAGTTACCTGTAACGGAGAACTTCTTCCCCTCCACAACCCTGATCTTACTTGCTTTAGTTTCCTTTGTGTCTTTATCTTTGAAGGGGTAATGATGTTTACTTATCTCCCCATTGGGCCCAAACTCTACGGTTACTCCGTATTTCTTACATGTTTCCTCCGAGATCTTTCGATCCGGAATTGCTGCTATAACACCCGTCATTTCCAATTTCCTATTTGATTTAGCATTAGGAGCCACTGACATTAAGGTTGATGAACCAGTGCTGTGGACGTAGTGACGACAGGCACCGGCAAAGCACACAGCGTGACCGTCACTGTATCTTGCCAAACCGTCACTACTTCCACAACTGGGACAAGCCTCATGCCTTACAAAGGTACTCTCTGTGGAGGCATGAGTCATACTTAGAAGGCCCCTGCGTCTTCTTCATCCATTGTGTCCGGAACCTCTAAGATACGTACCCGATTAAGGTACGTAGGTACACCGTGTACAGGGTGCTTGTTACCTTCCTTCCACAGCACACGCACCTTAGTACCTTTAGGGATAGGCCCTGTATAGATTGTGTCGTCCATACCTACGATCATTACATCAAACTTAGAGCTAAACTTGCGTTGGAGTGTACCTTCGTACTCACCTACTTTAACGCCCATATCTGTGATCTTCACTGCCTCTGAGTCCGCCAAGGTCAGTAGGAGGGTGTAAGCCCCCGTAGACTTGCCTTGATAAACGTCATGCTCACGTAGTGATTGGATTGCAACTGTACCTTCAGTAATCATAGTAAACCCTTCTTTAGCTAGTTTGAGGCATTTTAGGAGCCTCTTCCCTTTGTTACTTAATTCTTAAGTTAACTCTGTATACGTATTATAACTAATTGTTTGTTGATTAGCAAGTCGGCGTTAAAGTATAGCCTTCTTTGACTGCGATAAACTCAATGCCGATGATGTTCGCATGCACCAGTTGTCGCCAAATATAGGCCCCCACCATAAAGTGAAAGCCTCTCACGTCGCCGTCTCGAAAATGCAACCGAACTTCAAAACCTTCCGGAACTGGGCATTTAGCGCTTTCGCCTCGCCAGTAGTTAGGGTGGTTCATCATCGGCGTGCAATTTAAATACTCCCCTGCACCTTCACGGCGGAAAAACTTCATACCGTCAACCACATCAATACTTTCCAGAAAATCTGCTATTTTTCTAGAGCTTTGATTAGTCCAAAACTCACACAGAATGCCGCTACCGATCAAGGGGGTAAGGTCTATGGCTTTAAGTGCTGGTTTGATGCGCCATTTTGTAAGGTCAGATCCGAAGCTAGGTGAACTATTAGCGTCTCTCCACCCAAAATCAGCGCTATAAAACTGAGCCACACCACCCTCAGCTGCTTGACAGTAAAACTCCGCTAACTTTTGGTACTGTGCTTGCTTTTCCTGTGCATTCATCGTAATAAACTCCTTAAGTCATTGATTGTTTAACACAGCGTACAGGGATTCCTCAAGCTGCTCATCTAAAGTACCCATAAGCGTAGGGTAATCAAAGTAAATATCTTCGTCAAGACTACCGTTGGACACCCGTAGACAGTACCCACATAGCTCTGAGTAGTCATTGCTGATCTTGTCGAAGCGTAGAAGCTCCTTCTCCGTCATCGCGTTGTTACATGCTCTACATCTACTCAAAGCCCTTCTCCTTATAATTAATTAATGTCGCCAAACCGCGTGTGGAATATGACACGTAACTCATCTATATGCAAGTTAGAGAAGTGCCTTTTGTAGTGCTGGTTAAGGATGTTCTCAACGTCCATAAAGTTAATGTTGTACACCTCGTCCTCCGTCAATGACTTAACCATCTGCTCATAGTTCTGCATGTTGTAGCTTTCCATATCCGTAGTTAGGTCCATAAGGTCTTTACTTGTCATTTGCAATCTCCTTAGAACGATCCACAGCTTTATGTAGAATCTCAATTAGGCTATGCGTATCATCCCTAGTCAAGCTACATACTTCAATGATGCGTCCTTCGTCTTCCCGAAAGCTGTAGTCCACAGTATTAATAAAGATGTCTCCAGTGTCGTCCACTACAATCTGGAGTTTATGTTCGTAAATGTTGTACTTTGTGTCGTAGTTCATAATGTTTTCTCCTTTGGGCTACACTGCCCTGTTGTTATACGTAAAGATAGCCGACTAAATCCAAGCCATTAGCGTCGTGTAATGGCTGAACATTGGCAAGAATCTGGAGCCCATCCACAAAAACAATCCTGTTTTCCCCGAAATCTCGCGTCACGCCTTTACTAAATAGTGCTTGGCTATTGTTTACAATGTATCCATAAACCTCATACTTTTTTTTGGTATCCTTCATAATGTTCACCTGCTATTAGTTGTTATTAAGTAATGCACACCAAGAATGAGCTAATCCCTCCACATTGTCAAGCTCTTTCTTTATCATTAATGCTATTTCTTTAGTCTCCTCCTGAGCCCCCTCATGTAGCCGCTGCTTAACGATACGTGCGAAGCTTACTAAGCTACCCGTCCACACCCATTCAGTGTACATCGACTGTGGGAGGATCATACGTGCTTGTTCAGGGGCTACACCTTCCGCAAGGAGGGAATCATAGACCTGAGAGATTACCTTAAGCGCCCACGAGTAATCATAGTTAGCCACAAAGGACTTTCTAGCTGGTAAGTTAGTCCCTGAACCCTGCTTAATGCTCCCTTCCGGACGTGAACGCCATACTTTAGGAGTGTAGAACTCAGGATCTGTATCCACATAACGGCGACTGACCTCATTCCAGACTAAACCAACCTGATGCTTAACTAGCTGTCTAGCTACGAATATCGGGGCTTTAATCCTAAACTGTACCTGTACGTGTGCAAAGGGGGTCCAATGGTTGTGTTTAGCTAAGTATTTAATAAGCTTAATGTCTTTAGTGGACAAGCTTGTTGATTGTTTGTTGAAACTAACGCGGGCTGTGTTGACTACTGTAAGGTCTGTGCCCATTGTGTCGATAAGTTCTGCGTCCATAAGTTATTCTCCTATTTGTATACTCATAATCACTGCCCCTGTTGATACGCAAGCGCTTCTTTTCGCTCCTGTTCATCTGATATTGAGCGATCTATTAATTTGACTGTGCCTTCGCGATGCCACCCATCATCTGCTATGAAAGCCTTATGGGCGTCGGTGTACGAAAACACAAGCTTCACTTCGCTATCGTCGTGGTTGCCATAAACAAGCAAATCAGATTGCCTAGTATTTACTGGCATACCTTTAACCGTTGGCATATTTCCCATAATCTACTCCTCGGGCATCACTGCCTGCTGCTATTAGTTGTCGATAAGTTCTACGTTCATATGTCTTTCCCCTATTTCTAAGCCGTTACGGCTGGGCTCGGCGTCCAAATCCCCTTCAAAGCTTCCCAACTTCCCGATTCCCATTGTGAGTCGTCGTCGTCTATGGGCTTTAGTTGTAGCTCGCCTAAATGATCAGTAGTGAAGTCCCAAGTTGTAGCCATCTCAGCGTCTACATAGTAACGGGCACCAGTTCTCTCTGAGAACCCCTGAAAGTTAGGAGGCCCAGCATAACCAGTAACCGTCACAATCTTCCCGTCATTTCCCGCAAAGCTATTGACAATCACGTACTTCCTGCCTATTTGTATACTCATGTCCAATCTGCCTTGTCTATGTCGTCCTGAGCTTCCCTAAGCTGCCTATCCTCCTCTATACGCCTCTCCGGAAGGACTAAGTCTACTTCCTCACCGAACCATCCGTTAAAGTACTGTACCGCGTACTCTAAGTCTTTGCACAGCATCTCTTTAGCGTAAAATTCAACCCCAATCTCCTCCGTAACTCCTATAAGATCAGCTTGCTTATTAAAGTGCTTCAATAGAATACCCCTATCCATTACTTCGTAACCTGTAAGATTGACCTTTACCTTATTAATCATTAGTCAAGTCCCCCATTATACGTTTACATTCCGCCAAAGAGAGGCTACCACTTCTGTATATCAGCTTAGTGCCTCTAATCTTTGCTGAGGGGTCTATATTATGACGGCTCAGTAAGTTAGCCATAAAGTGTAGAGGGTAATTCTTCATCTTCATACAATAGTTTTTAGTTGACATAGCTTATACCTTATTAAGTTGAGAGTTTATGAATCTTTTGTTTAGTACTTCCAAAGCTTTAG